GTGCCCGATCGAGGGGAACTTCTTGTGGACGGCGGCGCGGACCCGAGCCTGCTCGGAAGGCGACCCGTGCTGGGCCACGCGTGCCAGGGCATTCCTGGCGTGGCTCATGTTCTCGATTGGGTAGCTCCGCTTCCCTGGGAACACGAAGCTTGACTTCTTAAGGTGCTTCCGCTTCTCATAGCTGAGTTTCATATTACGCTCCCACCGCGACTTTCTTTGTGCCCTTGGGGGCCGTTATCTTGCTCCCGCACAGCCACTCCGCGATCCGCTGTCGACTCCACGTGTGAAAATCATTAAGGTGCATGATCACGTCCATAAGGTTCATGCCGTGGTGCGCCCTGAAGCAGCCCTCGACTGGGCAGGTGGTGGGCACCGACAGCTCTGGGAACTGTGACCGAACTACCGAAAGCGACTGGTACCACTCGTTGTACTGCATCAGGCCGCAGCCCAGCATTATGGCGCCCATGGCGCAGGTCCCGTTGCCACCGTCAGACCACGTGCCGAACACCTGCGGGCCCATCTTGGACCCTTTTAGCATCAATTCGTATAATTTCATGATATAGCTCCTTTTTGGGGTTTTACCCCCTGATTTTCAAATCCTGCGTTACTGAGTGAGGCCCTGCACGGTTTGCACAGCCGCATTCCCCGCTATCGGGAGGGCCTGGACGCCGCCCTGCATTGCCCCGCCTATCTTTGGCGCCAGGAACAGCCCGAGCTTGCCCAGGAGCGTCTTTTGGAGCGCGTCCCTGGCCACGGCGCTTGAAATCGTGTTCGAGAGGCCTGGAATGGCTCCTAGCGCCCTCTGGGTGGCCAACGCGTCGGGCGTGCTCTTGTTTCGGAGAGCGTTAATCGTCCGATCTGACGGATTTCCGCCTTCCACGCCAAACGACTTGCTCAGGGCCTCCGTGGGCTCGAAAGTGGCCGCTGATTGGCTCATAGCTTTGGCGTACTGTGGGTTCTGGCCCTGTAATGCCTGGGAAAGCATGCGCCTTATGCCTATCTTGGCCTCAGCCGTCGGCCCAGGATTGGCTTTGTTGTACTTCGTGTTGATTTTTTCGTCCAAATCGTCTATCATCTCGCCTATATCCGACTCAGAGGGGTTTAATTCGAGGTTTTTAGCAAATTTTGACACGTAGTCCGCTGCCGCCTGGTCGGCCTCATCTGCCGCCGGTCCCTTAGCGATGTTTGCCGCGTAGTTCATGAGCTTGTCGCGCAGCCCGACCACTGGTGTGGTGTCGCTGAGCGCCGCCTTGCCAGCTGAGGCAATGTCCATGCCCTGCTCGCTAAGCCCCTGCACCGTTCCGGCCACGTCCTGGGCCGTTTCTGGCAGCGATTTGGCTGTTGACACGGCCCCTGGGTTCTCCGCAAGGGCCGAGACGGCCTCTGGGGACGCCCCGAGGGCATCTGAAATCTTTGGGAATGCATTCACGAGGCCTTTTATGACCGGAGTGGCCACATTTCCAAGGCCGGTCGCTATCGGCTTAGCAACTGCCCCTCCCAAAGCCTGCAAGGCTATCTGATTTGGCGTGAAAAATGATCCTATAGTCTTTCCAATGGAGCCTGCCGTGCTCGTGGGAGGCTGTCCCTGCTCCACGTTGGCGATATCCGAGGTAGCCTGGCTGAGCGCCGCTGATGGACTGGGCGCCGCGGGGTCGGGAACCATACTGATCGAGGATCCAAGGTCTGCGAGACCAGCCCCGCCAGCCTCAACCATCCTTCCCACGTCCCCGCTGGCCTGCGAGAGCTCGTCCAAGGGGCCTTTTCCGCTGGCCGAGGACATGTTCCCAAGGAGGGTCTGGTCGCCTGGTGACAAAAAGTGGTTTATGACTTCCTGGTCCGAGTAGCCAGCATCCTTTGCTTTCTGGTATCTCTGACCGCCAAGGTGCTGAGCAATCTCAGCGTCCGAGTACCCTGCCGCGCGGGCATCGAGTATCTGCTTTGCTGTTGCCATTAGGGGGCTCCGAAGATATCCTGTAGCGCCGGTCGATTAGCTGTAGGTTGTGCTGGTGCAGCATTAGTAGCCACTGGCTGCGCAGGCGTGGCTGATGGAGCAGCCGAAGCGGCAGGAGTCGCCTCGGGTGTGGCCTTTCCAATAGGCATCAGATTGCCACCAGTCGTGAGCGCTGAGCCTATGCTTTGCTGGTGTTCCGCCGCATGAAGGGCCTTCTGCTTCGTCTGGTCCCACCAGTCTGGGTTGGCCTGGATGACATCAGGATATCCTTGGCCGTAGAGGTCCATCAAATTAGTGAAGCGCTCAATCATCTCTTGGTAGAGGGGCTGCACGATGCTCATCAGCTTGGACCGTATGTCCTGAAGCGGAAGTCCAAAAACTTTTCCCGTTAAGGAAGTAAGGCTATCCAGCAAGCTATTCAAGGATGTGTGGTACGAGGACATCTGAATTTCTTCCTCGGTCGGCACGCCTCCCGTGAATATGGACGCCACGTCCTGAGCGATCTGGTACAGGTCCTGCTTTGTCATGAACGGCGTGTTGTTCAATTTCTGAAGGGCGACTGAGCAGCGGTAGAGCCCCTGGCTGAGCCAGTTGCCGCGCCGTGCCTCAAGCTGTTTGGCGATGAGCTTGACCAGGTCCGTCTGGCGCTTCTGAAGCTGGTCAGCTCCTTTGGTGTTGGGCTTCTCAGGAGGCGTCTCGCCAAGCGCGATGTAGCTCGTTGGCTGTCCTGACTGGGGGTCTATGGAGACTTGGTACTCGCCGTTCGACGGGACGTGGCCGATGCCAGGCCTCGTGGGGTCTGGCACGAGGTTTAGGTCCCCCGCATTGGTCCCAGGGGGAAGGAGGATGTCGTCCGTGGTCTTGAAGGCCTTGCCAGCCACTGATAGCTTGCTGCTCAGCATCTTCTTGCGGATGATCGTGTCGATCGATGCGCGGTTGACCATCTGCTGGCCATTGAGTGAGTCGACGAACTGCTGAATCGTGTCGTCGTCCACGCCAGCCGCCTTGAGCTCCCCCACAGCCTCGTTTATTGGGAGGAAGTTGGTAGCTTCTGGGGTCAGGTTAACGCCCGATGCGGCGAGTTGCTTCTTCTGCTGAAGCATGAGGGCAGCGTTCTGTATGGCCTGCTGCTGCTCGGTCTGCGTGGCGGCGTTATTGGCGATCTGGTGGGCGAAGTCCACGTAGGTCATCGCCGGATTGTTGCTGTCTAGGCCACCTGCCTCATTAGCCTGACTTTGTGTAGTTGACACATTAAAATTATCGGCCATACATAGTCCTCACTTACTGCCCAATTCCGTAGTTTGCTGGGTTCGCGTTATCGCCTGTTGGCGTGCTCATGGTGAGAGGGTTGAACGTCATCGCGCCCGATGAGGCTCCTCCACCTCCAAACCCACCCGCGAAGGCGTCGACGCCCAGGTTGGTAAGGCCATTGACGACCGCCGCCTGCTGCGAGTTACGCGTCACGGCGTTCTGGTAGGCGTTCTGGTCCGCCAGGCCTTGTGCGCCGAGCGTCTGGCTCGTGGCCAGGTTGTTGCTGTTGATTAAGTCGGAGAGCTGCATCTGAAGGTCCTGGCGTCCGCCAGTGAGAATCTGCGTCGCCTGCTCCTTCGACATGCCGAACAAGCTCTGCGCCGTCTGGTCATCAAGTGAGGCAATCTTGTTAAGGGCCTGCTGAACGTTCTGCTGTTGGGCCTGAAGCTGCTGTCCCTGCACGGTTCCTGCTTGGCTGGAGAACTGCGTGGCGGGAGCCAGCGTGGCTTTGGTGATGGCATTGGCCGCTCCGCCTCGGTTGAGGCCGCCCGTCGCTGCCAGGTTGGCCTTAAGGTTCGTCAGCGTCCCAGGGAGCGTGGAGTAGTCGTTCTGCTTGAGGGCCGCTAGGGTGGCTTGAACGGCGGGGTTGTTCGGTCCGTAGAGGTTCTGCGTGGAGCTTAAAAGATTCTGTCCTATACCCTGCGTGGTGTTCTGTAGGGTGTTTCCAGCCCCGCCCAGGGCGCCCGCGTACTGGGAGTACAGCGCCTGCATGTTGGCAGGCAGCTGGTTGATGATCTGGTTGTTCCCCTGTTGGTTCTGCTGGATTGTGTTTAAAAGATTTTGGATATCGACGGTAGGCAGGGACTGCCCATTGTTGATTAGCCCCGCGATTACCGCTCCTAAGTTTGCGCCCATGTTTGTCTCCTTAAAGTGCCGTGAACGCCGGACTCTTGAACCATCCTCTCGACGTTTTTGCTACCAAGTAAACCGATGTTCCGTTATCCACAATTGAAATCGTTTGAATCGAGCCTTCCTTGGACGATGGATTGTCAGTCAGCACAAGGTGGTCGTGCGCAGACTGAAAGAGGATCACCATGTTCCCTTGGATATTCTGCGAGTAGTCCGTCAATGACGGCCTATCGGACTGGATAGGCGGGTTGACCTTGTTGATCTGCGACTTAGCCATTATAGTCCCCCACTCAAATAACGTCCCTTTCGGGAGTACATGGTCGGCTCAAAATTTATGATGGAGCACGGGAACATATCAGGAGACACCAGCCTGAACATCAGAGTGCGCCCAGGGGCCAGGGTGTCGGCGTCCGGCACGAACAGGGTGACGAATTCAAGGCCGCTCGTGGTCGTCTGGTACCCGAATGCTCCCATCTCGTTGAACATCTCCACCCACGTGTTGCCACGGTCCATCGAGTAGTACGCGTGGATCAGCGTGCCAGTATGAAGGCCGGTGACCTTCAGGCCTCGAGGCAGTTTGAGGAATATGTCATCGGCCTCATGCCACGCCTTCGTTCTAACATCCATGACGATGGGAGTTCCATTGTCGGTCGGGGCGATGAATCCATTGTAGATGTTCCCGTTCACCCCGTCCGAGAAATAAAGGGTGTTGAAGTAAAGCAAAAGAGTTCCTACTGAGTTGTCCTTCTGTATCCGCCACTTCCCGAACTGGTCAAGCTGTATGAGGGTGTCGTTCGCCGTGGCCCCGATCGTCGCCACGGACAGGTAATAGGTCTTGTTGTAGAACAGGCTGGCCACGCGCACGCCCACCGTCCCAGTACCAATGAACCAGTTGACTGTCACGGAGGTGATCTGCGGATCGTTGTTTACGCTTGACATCAGGACTAGCTTCCACTGGACGAACTCGTCCGGCGTCAGGTTGGGAAAGGTTCCATTCGGCACCAGCACATAAGTGGCGCTGGAAAGCCCGAGGGCCGTCGTGGCAGTGCGGATGTACATCGTCACCGCCCCCGCTGGGGCATTGCTCTGAACGAACTGCATCGTGCTGAACCCAGAAGGCACCGTTCCCGTGTCGATCGGGCTGCTTGTTATCGTTGAGGTCAAGCTCCAAGTCAGCGTGATCTCCGATAGGGACGGGCTTATCGTGTCCCCAGCATCTGTGGTCAGGATAAATTGAATCTTGGCCCACGGCTCAGTCAAGGCACTTCCAATTGGCCCAAAACTGCTGTATGTTATGTTGTCAGGAGATGTCGCAATAGCGATAGTAATGCTTGTTCCCATGGACACATTGCCAGTGAATGTCAATGTGTCCCATCCTGTATTGTCCGATGTGGCATTGATGGGCTGAGACACCCAGACGGCCATGGTACTAAAGACAATGACTGGCGCGCTGACAAGTGGCACATCGCGGTTATCCGTTGTGCTAACAGTTATCACTACTTGCCAGAACTCCAAACCTGTAAGTGACAAGCTCACAGTGCCATTGAGATTGACAAATGTCTGAGTATTCGGACTGGTCATGCTTGCACTGGCTGACGTATAAACCGTTATGCTTGAAGAGGTGTTCATTGGGTACGTTGCAGTAATGGTCAACGTGTTTGGAATGGCACCACTCACTACGCCACTATCATAGATCGGTGAAGCCCATGTCCCTGTGGCAGGGGTTGCTACTGGCGAAAAGACGTAGGAACACCGGATTGTCACAATCGTGGGATTGCCAAATCCAATGTTTATGGGCTTGTACACCCCACCTTGGGCATTCCAAAGCGCCGAGGAGCTATTGGCTGTTGCCAATGTAAAAGTGGTATTTCCATAGACAGCGCCAGCCGCGCCAGGCCCAGCCTGTGTTATGTTCTGATAGCCTAGCCAATACTCAGTTCCCGTTGACAAGCTAATATTGGGAGTATCGCTCATAAAGCTTCCTGCGCTTCCCACATTCTGCGTAGTTCCTGTGAAGAGAACAGTCCCTGGATGCCCTGCTGTAGTGGCCCATACCATTATGCGGGCGGTGTCGGTACCAGAACTTCCAAAATTGCCCACAAACACCGTCACACTAGTGAGAGTGCCATTTGAAGGAACAAAGAACGGCTGTCCCACGCTCCATTGTGACCCGTCACTTGGTCCCTCGGCATTAGTGAAGGTGGTGCTTGAATCTCCCGTAAATCCCGAGAATGGGATAAGCGTTATGTTATTTCCAGACCCGTCAGGCTCAGCTTGTCCACCATATACGCCTGAAGCAAGCGTTGGAGCAAATTGAGTCGGCGCCTCGGCAAAGTTGGAATCGGAAGTCTTGAGATTCGTTACCACTGACCCACCAAGCCAGTCCGACGTCTGGCTATAGTCGGCCTCCGGCTCCAAGGTGGTGATCGTGCCAGGGATGCTCATGATGTCGATCCCAGGAGTGTACGTATCGCCAGCGTACTGGGCCTGGGAATTCTGAACGTTCGTACCAAGTGTGTAGTTGACCTGCGACAGCTGAAGGTTGACGAGGTCCTGGATCAAGTCTGACCCATACTCCACGGTGTACCCGTTGGAGAAGTAAATTCCCTTGCTGCTCAGCCACCAGAGCGTCGGGATCGACACGACGGATCGAATCTGTATCGATCGGTTGTCCGTGCACCCTATGGTGTTGGATATATTGTAGTAGTAGAAGGTGTCCGGCGTCGTTCCCTGGATGCTCCCGAACGAGTGGAGGCCCCACACGTAGAGTGTGCCATTGTACACCACTATAGCCGTGATGATGTCGTCACTCTGGCAACGCACGAAGTTGTTCCCAGCGAATATATCGGGCGAGCCCGCATTGCTGTACACGAGGGTGTTCGTGTTTCCCGTCGGGGCAACCCATAGCGAGTCCAGCCACAGGGCGATCTTACTGAATGTCGGCGGCGTTCCATTGTCCGTTGGGATAGGTGTTGGTGTCGACCCTTGCGCTAGCGTATCCGTGTATGTAGTCGTCGTATTGTCGTTGATCGTGTCCAAGAGAAGAAACACGCCATCGTTGTTGTCACGATAGATGTTCCGAGCCGTCACGCCATATCCGCCGATCGGGACGCTTGTCAACAAAATTGTCTGGAAGCCGGAGGTCGTTGTCTGTACCGCCGAGGCCGGAGAGCCGTTGCTCTCCTCGGACCCGTAGTACATGAAGGTCACCTCATATCTGTGCGGCCCCACTGGTATCGATCCGCCAGAAGTTGGCGTATGCGACACTGGGGCGGTCAGGGGCGGCTGCGCGCCCATGGGCTTCGTCATGCCCGTCGTGAAGGGGTAGGTCACCCCGCCGTAGCTCGTTATTGTGTCATAGACAATAGCTGGATTTATGCCGTTGTCCCCGTACACGCGGTCCTGGTACGTGGCGAACTCGAAGTTTCCAAAGGTGGCGAATCCTGACTGTATGGTGGTGAATATGCCATTGCCCGTGGAGGCTGACAGGATGCCCTGCCCCACACGGAGGTAGTGCTGTGCCCCAGACTCGAATATTGCGTCATAGGAATCCCTGGCGGGGCCCGAGAAGGATGTACGGTTCCATGTCACGCCGCCCTGACGCTTGTCTATCATGCCCGTCTGGTCCGTAAGGAAGTTCTTGGAGTTGGCCGTGAACATGTTGTCCAGGACCTTCTGCGAGTCGGGCTGGTACTTGCTTATGTAGGAGTCCCAAGTGCCTTGGGCGCCAGGCAGAAGCACTGATTGCTTGTTCATTTATTTCCTCACTTGTTTTTAAACTATTTCCTCGATAACCATTGTGCCATAGGCTGAAGGAAACAGCACCCTGCTAGACGACTCTGACCGCACTTGCGCCGTATACGTATGAGAGGCCGTATCCCCAGGCGCGTACAAAACCGTAAATCCTGCGGGAACAGTGATGGCCTGCGCGGCTGTCATAAACTGCTCGTCTAGTTTAGTAAGCCCGTCGCTCGCATGACCGATATTCGTTCCGTCCACTGCGAGAGTTAGGTAAGCGGCGTCTAGTACAGCGTCCTTGTACAAACCCCCAGTGACTGAGACTTTTACCTTGTGGCTAGCATCTGCCATGCTGAATGCCAGGGTTACCACTGTATCTGCAAAAGATGATTGAGCAACGTATGAGCCATTGCCCACCTGGAACTGGGCCGAAGGCGTGAAAGACCCACCACTGCCGTTTGCAGCAGCCGTAATGCGGCCCTTTGCATCAACCGTTATGTTGGCGCTAGTAAAGGAGCCGACATTGCTATTGACAGTTATAAGAGTCAGAGCCCCCGTATCGTCTAAGGTGGCATCCCCGATCAGAGGAACGGCAGTGGCCACGTTTCCTGAATTTCCCACCAAGATGTCGGCAGATGGAAGGGCGGCAAGCTTAGAGAAGTCGATCGCAGCGGTGGGTGATACTGTCGTGTTCGTCACAGCACCAGCGGATATAGTGGCCGCCTGACTTCCCGAGCCTGGGCCAGCCGTGACATCTCCAGTCAACTGCGTGATGCCACTTCCAAGGCCAGCGGTGGACGCATACCAGGACCTTGTCGTGGGCGAGAACACGAAGGAGCACATGTCGCCTATCGCGATGGCTACTCCGACCACGGTTAAGGACCCCGTGCTATCGGAAGTGTGGGCGATGTTCATGATGTCGTCGGTCAGGGGCGGCGCCAATGGCAGGTCATAGATGCGGGACGCCGTGGTCTTGATCTCGAGATTGTACGGTGCCTGCCCGAATGAGGTGAGGATGTGCTCTAAGTTATCTGGGTCGGTGGCTGTGAAGGTCATGTTAGTATGTCTCCTGGGTTCTATTATCTTTGTGGCACTTCCGTCCATGGCGTGCCTGTTGGTTGTATCACTGTGATCCACACGGGAATGGGGACGGTATCAAATGTGTCGATGCTGTAAAGGGTTCTGCTAAATAACACGCGGCCATACAGCGCGGGAATGATGACTATCATAAGTCTCCTTTAAAAAACTAAGAGCATCGACTCTTTCTTTCGCGATGGTCCTGCGCTAGGTGAGAAGGCCGCGATACCGAAGACTACATTTCCACCGTTCGTATTAAACTCCGTTGGGTAGACTCCGGTAGAGCTGGTTATGTAATCAGCGGCGCCCACCCCGAATAAGGGGGCCACAAAGTGAGTCCAAGGAGAGTTGACAGAGTTTACGCCGTTGTCCGTCGTCGCACAAGCCACCAGGACATCCCCAGAGTTCGTGGTGGTTACAGAAGGTGTGGCGTTTACCCCATAGCTTCCCGCGTCCACTGAAAAAGTGTGCCCTGGGTCCGTGTACTCAAAGAATACCGCCATCCCTTTGACTATGGCGGAGGTGAAAGTGACCGTAATGCTGGTGGCCCCGCTAAGAGAGCTGACACAACACCAGACATCGACTGTCTCGTTGACGCTGGGACCCACCACGTACACCCCAGGCACCTGTATGTACATATTCCCCACGTTATCTGTTATTCCAGTTATTGGGCCCCCGCTGTAGAAGGAGGCTGCTATCACTAATAGGTTCCCAGTCCCTGATGCTGAAGTTGAAACTGTTATGGTGGAGCCGCCCGTTTGAGCGTGATTTGTTGACTGAACAAACGATATAGCCATATTAAAACCCTTGGCTAATTGATACGACATCCCACCTAGAGGCTGTGCTATTCCATATCGCCCCGATATAGTCTGTCAAGGAGACAGAATTGGTATAGGACGGGATATCCGTCCCGAATCGAAAGTTGTTGCTGCCTGTAGCCAATGTCACAGAATGGGAGGCATCGTTCAGGATGCGGAACACCACCTTCTGGCCATTTGTGGGGTTAGCAGGACCATTTAACGTCAAAGTTCCAGACACTGTCGTAGTAAACTCAGAAGCCACTGATGCGTCGGCGGTCACCGTGCCCGTGCCCGCAATAGATGCAACAGCTGGGATACCTAACGCTTGGTTGGCATTAAGCTTGTTGATAGCCTGAAGGATCGTATCCGTCGCGGCCACCAAGCCAGAGCCAGACACATATCCTGTTAGGAGCTTTGAAGTGACTGTGGTATTGGAAATCGAGGCTACCTGACTTCCGCTACCAGGGCCTGCCGTAACGTCCCCAGTCAGTTGCGTTATCCCACTTCCCCCACTACTACCATTGGAGGCAGCAGTGATGCGGCCTTTTGCATCGACCGTAAGGTTGGTATTGGTATAGGTTCCAGGGGTGACGGCAGTATTGGCAAGCGTTGCTGGGACGCTTCCAGGACCGCTGGCAGTCACATCGCCAGTCAATGCCGTCACATAAGGGCCTGTGTCTTGCTTAGTCGCAAGACCAGAAGTCAACTGGGCAGGTGAGATAACGTTGGCCATTGACGCGCCTAGCGCGGTCTCAATAGCTATGATCTCATCCTTTAAGAGGTTGTGATGGGCAGCGACTATCGTAAGCCCCACTATTGCACCAGATGAATGTGGAAGGGCCGTTGTTCCATCCGCTCCTCGCGTACATCCTGTCAATGTATTACCGCTGACTCCTGTGTAAAATACTACCTCGTTGTTATCTACTGTCACTGCGCCAGTTAGCGGAAAGAAAGTGGTGGAAACTAAGGTCAGCACAGTATCAGAGATAAGCGCTGAGAGTGCTAGAGTGGTTTGCACACCGTTAACAGCCACGTAAAGCTCAGAGTTGGTCGATATCGTTGTAGGAAAATTAGCCATATATGATAGTCCTCATTAGCTTAAGTCAAGCGGATTGATCGAGCCATTGGCTGAATAGTTGTTGCCGCCAATGGAGAACGGCATGTACGACTCGATGTCAATCTTTCGCTTGAGGTCCAAAATCCGTTGGTTCTTCCACTTGATCCCCCATCCGACCTCTTCCTTGAAAAGCTGGTGCTGCTCCTCAGCGAGGGAGTCCTCTTGGTCCTGCTTCCACATCTTCCACAGGATATACGCCCTGAGCCCTGGCGCCAATGAATCGTCAACAGAGAGATTCTGTGACAGATCGGTGAGGGGAATTTCCCTGGCTTGGTAGTACATGTACAGATCGGCGCTGCCAGAGAGTTGAGGTTTGGGATAGATGTAGAGGGTGCTCCCGATGATGAAGTACTTTGATGGCTTCCCTAGCATATTAGGGTCTGTAGAAAGGAAATTGGGGCTTTCCTGTGCCATCTTCTCGAGTGTAGTAGGCTTCAGCCGACGCCAAATGGGGGACAGGACATTGGTCTGATCCTGCCAGAATATGCACTCGCTACCGAGCCAGTCGGTCGGCATCGGGTAGGTTAACTGCCCAGCAATCGTGGAGGTGAAGGCTGCGCTCTGAAGGCA